GAACGCGATCCCGGCGACGCCGTTCGATGAGGAGCCGACGGCGGTGTTTGTCCCCGAGGGGACGTTCGCCGACGCGGAGACAGCCGCACGCCTGGACGCAGCCGTTGAGCAGGCGGAACAAATCTCCTCCCTGCAGGTTCAGGCTCAGTGCTTGCACCCCGAGTTCGTGGATTCACCGATCGGAATCGGTCGGATGTGCCCAATGTGCGGATTTGCCGAGAAGCGCAAGGATATGCCCGAGTCCGAGCCGCTCCCCGAACTCCCGCACGAGACGGAGATCGCGCCGGTGTCGGAGATCCCGACCGTCGAGCCGACCAAGGACGAGATCGAGGCGATGTTCGCGGAACCGAAGGAGTCGGCGCCGGCCAAACCGCCCAAGCCCTCCAAGAACCGCGGAAAGGCTCAGGGATAAGCCATGCCCGCCTCAACACTGATGGATGTCCTGGTCGGCTCCATGACTGCCATCGGGCAGTTGGGGCGGGGCCAAACCCCCAACGCCAGCGACGCGGCGCTGTTCCTGCGCCTGGCGAACCTCATCCTGTCCAAGGCCTCCGCAAAGCGCCTGTTTCTCATGTCGGTCGCGCAGCGGCAGTACGCGCTGCAGGCCAGCGTCGCCGACTACACCATCGGAGAGACGGGCGCGACCTTCACCGCCACCCGACCGACGTTCATCGAGTCGGCACAGGTGAACCTCCCGGGTACGGGCTACTGGCCGGACCTCAACATCCTCGACAAGCCGAAGTGGGACGCCATCCCCAACCGCGCCGCGCTGGATGAAGTTCCGACCTCCGTTTACGTGGAGTACTCCTATCCGAACCTTGCCTTTCACGTCCACCCGAAGCCGATCGGGACGCCATCTATCCGGTTCGGCGTGTGGGAGGCGTTGACGGCCTTCGCCTCGGTGTTCGACCCGGTCAGCTTCCCGCCGGGTTACGAGGAGTGGCTCGAGGTCGAGATGGCGGTCGCCGGGGCGCCGTACTACACGCAGCCCGTCACTCCCGAGTTGATGAACCGGCTCACCGAGGCCCGCTCCACCGTCATGCAGATCAACGCGCAGGCGATGGGCGGCGCGGTCACCGCGGAGCAGAAGCTCGAGTCTCCTAACGTCGGCCAGCCGGGGGCGGTCTGATGGCCCTGCCGCCGACCTTCCTCGACTGCGTTACGCAGGCATACCGCATGGCCGGGGTCCTCTTGGGGCCCGGCCGCGGGATCAGCCCCGAGGAAATGGAGGAGGGCCGACACATCGCCAACGCGATGCTGGACGGCCTGAAGATCCAGCGCTGCTTCTTCTATCAGGTCATCCGCACGCTGTTCGACACCGTTGCCGACCAGCAGGACTACCTCGTTGGAGACGCCAACGACGGCGCGGAGTGGTTGATCGAGCGGCCGGAGAAGATCCTGGGAGCCGGCATCATCCTGTCGACGGATGCGCCCGATCCGGCGGAATTGCCCATGAAGGTGCTTCAGGACTTCGTCCAGTGGCAGGCGGTCGCCTTCAAGGAAATGACGTCCACCACCTCCTGGGTGCTCTACTATCGCGCTACCCTGCCGGTCGGCACCGCTTCTGTCTGGCCCATCCCGCGCGTCGACGGGCAGGTCGCTCTCTACACGCCCGGCACGATCGACGAGATCGACGACCTGATGGCTCCGGCGCGCTTCCCCAAGGGCTACCGCGAGTTCTTTGAATACCAGCTCGCCGAGAACGTCCACGACCGGTATCCGAACGCGCCGATGAGTCCGACCATCCCAGTCAAGGCGCGCGACTACAAGGCTCGGGTGATGGCCGCGCAGTACACGCCGCTCTATACCACTTGCGACGCCGCCTCTCTCGCCAGGACCGACAACCGGTGGGGCCGATGGGGCCGCGGCGGGGCGATTGACGTTGGGGAATGGCTGCCCTGATGCCGGAGCCGATCGAGTTCGCTGACTTCTGTTCACCGGCCTACCGGCTCGAGACGCCGAATGCCGCCTCGAGCGTCATGCGCAACTGGTGTCTCGAGGTCGTTGAGCGAGGGCCCCGCACCGGCAAGATGCGGATGCGACCGACGCCGGGGTTGCGGGCTTTCTCCATCCTGCCGGACGCGCCGGTCCGCGGGCTGCTCCGGATCGACGGCGGTAACCGCCTCTTTGCCGTCGGCGGGTCGACGGTGTACGAGGTCTTCCCCGACGGGACGTTCCAGGCGCTGACCGGCAACGTCGCGAACAGCACCAGGCCGGCGATCATGGCAACAAACGGGTTTCAGCTCGCGATCGCCAGCGGCGGATTCGGGTATCTGGTCTCCGGAGGGACTCCCGGGACCGTGGATCCGATCTCGTATTCCACTGACGGGAGCCCGGTCCGGGCAGCCTCGATCGACTTCCTCAGCCAGTTCTTCGTGGCGGCGCTCCTCGACAGCAAGACCGTAACGTCCTCGCGACCGGCGCCGAATGGCGGAACGTGGGACGGCGAGGCCGCGGTGAAGGAGGGCTATCCCGACAACATCGCCCGCGTGTTTGCCGACAACCAGACCCTCTGGCTCTACGGTTTCGACACGATGGAGCCATGGGTCGGCAATCCGGCCGTCGGCGGGTTCCCGTTCGCCTCCCAGAACGTCGTTCTCAAGTTCGGCACCTCCGCCCCCTATTCGGTGGCCGGAGCGCAGGGATACCGGTTCTGGCTTCAGCGCGACGAGGTCTACTCCGCCACGGGCATGCAGCCGGAGCGGATCAGCGACTATGGCGTCGAGACCGCCATTCAAAGCTACGGCGACACCTCGGATGCGGAGGGCTTCTGTCAGCCATCCGGCGGCCATCTCTACTACTTTCTGAGCTTCCCCTCGGCGAACCGGACCTGGGTGTATGACGTAAGCACCAAATCCTGGCACGAGCGCCTCTACTTCTCCGGCGGTCAATACAGCCGCTTCCGCGGCCGTGTGTATGCCAACGCCTTCAAAAAGGACTTGGTCGGCGACTACCAGACCGGGGCGATCTACGAGATGTCGGACTCGCTCTACACCGACGACGGCACGCCGGTCCGCCGGCAGCGCACCTGTCCCTACATCACGGGGATGAATCAGAACCTGCCCTACGCGACGCTCGAGTTGGACATGGACACCGGCATCGGGCTGTCGGTGGAGCCGGATGCCGCCGGCGTCGACCCCCAGATCATCCTCCGGTATTCGGATGACCGCGGCAAGACGTGGGGGAACGAGTTGCAGGAGCCGCTGGGCCGATTCGGCGAGACCTCCACGCGCGTCATCTTCCGCCAGTTGGGGAGCTCCTACCTCGGAAAGGTGTTCGATCTTGTCGTAACGGACCCGTGCCGTTGCCCGATCAATACGGCCTATCTGCGGGTGGGGCGGTAACCATGGCGGTCCGCGTTCAGGCCAGCAGCCTGATCCAGACGCTGCTGATCGAGATGGACGGCGCCTTGCGCGGCCGCGGCACTCGAGACTTCACCGATTACCTCATGGCGCTGGACCGGGCCATCCCCGCTTACCAGCCGTTCGTGATCACCGATCCGGCGTTCGGCGCGACACCGGGAGGGGACAACAGCACCGTGGCGCTGCAGCGCGCGATCGATACGGCGGCGAGCATCGGCGGCGGCACGGTGCTGATTCCCGCCGGCCTGTTCCGGGTTGGGCGGGTGAGGACGCCGCCAGGTTCGGCCCCGATCAACATCGTCGGGCAAGGCCCGGCGAGCATTCTCCAGCGCCGCAGCGACCTCGAGGAAGGCCAGGGCCTACTCGATATCTTCGGCTCGAATGTGACGCTCGAGAACTTCGCGATCGACGGGTCTGTGCTCGGCGCGACCGGCCTCAGCTATAACGAGGACTTCCTCGGCATCAATGGCAACGACCCGATGGCCGACTCGCTGACGCGAAACACGTCGGTCTGGGTTCACGGGCCGGCGTCCAACTTCAGCTTCCGGCGGATGACGGTGCAGCACACCGGCGGATACGCGCTGCTGCTGGACGCCATGACGGGCGGCATGGATCATGTCGAGGTCATCTGCTCGAGGTTCGTCAACAACCGGCCGGCGATGTTCGGCATCCCTGGCGGACCGGCGATTTACGGCGCCTGGAATAGCGGGGTCTACGTCAACGGTGACGGCCGCGCCGAAAACCCGGGTCGCGTGCTGAAGAATTTCCTGGCAGCATTCAACTTCTTCGACCGCAACACCGGCAACTGCCTCTGGTCGCACCTGTACGGCCTGGACGAGCTCCACGAAGACTTCCGATTCACCCACAACTATTTCCGGGATTGCGGGCTCGACGGCATCCTGGTCGGCGGTGTCGTGGGAGGCTGCGTCTCCGGGAACGTCTTCAGGCGCATCGGATATGTGGCAGA